GGGTCTTGACAATGATATCTGTAGTGATCTTCACATGCACACAAAAGTAGAAAAAGTAAACATGTCAAACTCCTCATGTATAGAAAATGGCGTTTTTTAATCATTTCCCCTCAATCCTTGTCAAAGCCTTGTTGACTCTAATTTCCATCTGCCTCACATCCACATACATCCAAGCAATCAATGGAACAAGCAACAAAAGAATAACCAACAAAAGAATAATCAATACGATGGCGAGTGAGTCAGACTGAGAATCATTAGCCATGTCCACATCAGCAACAGCACTGTAATTACTGAAGCCGCCATTCTTCCCTTTATTAGATCCGCTTTTTGCCGCCGTTGCCATTTTGCTCTACGCTCCTTTAGCATTTCCTCTCGTCTTGCAAGCGCTTGCACATTGGCAATGTGACCAATTTGCTGATTGACCCGAGTATACAAATCCTTCAACTCGTGTGGGACGTGGTATACCATGTAATCACTCAGCTCCGTATTCAACTTCTCCATCTGCAAATTGGCAATCGTGATCTTGATTGCAGCCTCTTGGCCTTCATCGTTATTTGCGTGGAGAGCAAATTCTTCCTGTTCCTTAACGTAATTCTTCAGGGCGTTGTATGCTTGGAAGAACTTGATGAGAGCATCACTTACTTGTTGGTAAATGAGGTTTTCGTCAAATTCTGGCGGTGGCTCTTTCTTCTTTTTAACCTTTTTAACGGGTTGAGCAACTTGTGGTTGCTCTTCCTCTTTCTTACCAAATACAGCGCTCAGGAACCCAAGAAGCCCCTTGGCTTTCTTTTGTACGCTCTTAACGTCTTTGACAACTCCATCAACTTCCTTGGCGATGTCAGTAACAATTTGGCGCCCCTCCTTGTACATCTCACAAGCATCTTTGCAGAGCTTGAAAGCACCGCTTGCCAAGGCAACGAGAGTGAAGGGGTCCACATATTACTTCTTCATGCCCTTGAGGGTCTCGGCTAAACGAGCACGCTGCCCCAGCTTCCCGGGTTTTTTAGCAGCGGCCGCCAGCTTCTTTGCAGGAATCGTTTTGCCTTCTTTGACACCCAACTCTTTGTGCAAAGCGCCGGGATGTTTGATCGCTTTTTGAATCCATTTTGTTGCCATGATTAAGCTCCAGTTATGGCTTTGATTTCGTCAGCAGTTAATCCCAAAGCAGTTAACTTAGCCAAAGCAGATGCCTTTACAGCTTCTTTTGCTTGTGCTTGGGCAGTTAAATTTGCTTGGTATGTTGTATAAGCAGAATCTAATTGGGCTTGTGTAGGTTGTGCGCCTAACTTTGCATCCCAATGTAAGATTTGGTCTGCTTGGCCTTCAGGTTGTCCTGTTTGATAGTCACCTAATGCAAAAGCAATGTTGTTGACTGTTAAATAAGCAATGATTTGGTCGTTAAGTGTCATGCTTGTTCCTTAAGATGAAATTCCGTAGAGAGATGCTGTGCCAGATAAAATATTTCCAGATGCAGAAAATATTTTTATTGCAGTTTTTGTTGTTGAATTGTTGTAAACAAAAGCGCTACCAACATCTGTTTCCGTAACCCCTGCTGAATTTAATGATATTGAATTAAACATCATTGCAGTATCAGAGCCATTAGTAAAATTTGTAATATCAATAACGCAACTACCACCACTTCCTGTTGTTGCGATTGAATTATAACTACCAAAATAAATACTAGAGTTATTATTAATTGGTGAACCAGCCAAACTTGCACCGCCAACATTACTTATCATATAAGCTAATGCACCATAATATCCAGATGTAATATATGTTGTTGATCCAGTTCCAATTTGAATTCTAATAAAAGTATTACTAGCTGGAACAAAGTTTTCAATAATTAATTTATATTTATCATATCCAGTTAACCCAGTCCAAGCAATTGCTGCAGAATTACTTGCAGTCTGTGTACTAATCAAAGTCATAGCACCAGCACTAGGAGTTGAATAAGTCAATCCAGTAGCACCAGAGTTAACAACCAACGCTTGTCCTGCTGTTCCTAATGTGCTTAATCCAGTACCACCATTAGCAGTACCCAATACACCAGTTGAACTAGCACCTTCTGCTAGAAATGATAGGTTGCGAGGAATAGTCATTATTTAGCTCCAGTAGGATCAGTAGGCCAGGCAAAAGTCCAAGGAAATCCTGTTTCCTTAGTCAAATCTCTTAATGCTTGTCTGTAAGTTGCCCAGTCAGCTTTGTTGGTTAGAGGACAATCCAAGGCTTGTGTCCAATCACATTTGGTTAATTTTTCATCACGTTGTTGGCGAACACTTGTGGCTTGTGTTGCATCCATCTGTGCTTGATAGGCGGCTTGGTGTTGAGCAGCAGTTGTAGTCACACCATCTTCTGTTGTATCTGTAAACACAGGGCCAGCAATAAATGATGTGTACCATTGCCCATTTTCTTCAACCACACCATTAGGTACTGCAACTTGGTAAGGAGGTGTCAAAGTGGGTTGTGGACCATCAAACACAACATCAGCACCCAATTCATTAAGAATTTCTGTTGTGGTTTGACCCCATGATGGGCCACCGTTTTGTTGTATGTGTTGCCTAAAGGCTTCTTCATACATCACTTGTCCTGTTTGTCTGATTCTGATTTGCATTTTTTGTCCTTATGCGATTGAAAGGAAGATGTAGCTTGCGCTTGATATGTTTACAGTAGAACTTGCATTTGATGTTAATGTAAATCCACCGCTAGATGCGTATACACCATTGTTTCCTGTGGTAGGTGTAGAAGCCGTATTCAATATAAAATACGGGCTTGAACTTGATGTAAGACCATTAGCACTATCAAAAACATACCAATTACCTGTTGAATCAGTACGTTTAATGAGAATAAACCTAGCGCCACTAGCACCAAATCCACAAGCTATTGATTGTCCTGTTCCGTTTCCTGTGTATGAGCCTACATAAGAAACACCTGTAACTGTTGCAAATAAATAAGCAACATTAGTTCCAGTTGAATCAGTAATTCTTGCCCCAGATGAAAAATAAAGATTACTTGCAGTTGGATTGCTAGTAAATATTGCAGTTCCAACATCAACTGCAGCGCTATTATTATTTAAAGTCAAAAGATTATTAAAACCTATTGCAGATGTTCCAACTACCCAATTTGTGGTTGAAGAGTTTGGGTTATATCTAGGTTTTACAAAAACTAATTGTGGGGCTACGGTTAAATTATGAGGAATGGTCATATTAGAACCATTTCCTGTATAACAAACTTCATCAAAAAATCCAGGTGCTCTAGCAAAGTTCCAATATGTTTGTGTTCCTGAATAACCTTCAACGTTATAGGTAAAGTTATCTGCTATATATGTATTGGAATCAAAACCAATTCCATATGATGAGTTATTGCTTTCTGCATTAGTGCGATATTGAAGAAGATAATTTCCATTTGTAGTGGAATCACCTCTTAGCCTATCAAGGTCGTATGGTCCATTTGCTGCACCATTACTATCAGCCCAAACCATATCAACAGGAAATCCAGTTGTAACAATATTTGGTGTTGATGGTGTTCCAGTATTTGGACTAAACACACTAGTCCCAGTAGTAGGAGTAGCCATTGGGCCTCTGCGTATGGCTATGTAGATGTAGCTAGATGATGCTGTATCACCAATTACATTGATGCCTGTAGCTGTTGGTATTTCAGTTGGAGGACTTATATTACCTTCAGAACTTGTGGAATTTGGATAAAGAGCTTGGGTAAATGTATTATTGAATCCACGCATTTCATCAAATACATACCAATCACTACTTCCACTATATCTTTTATATAAAAAATATTGAGGCTCCCAACCAAGACTAATAGTCGCATTTCCACTACTATTAGTAGTAAATGAACCACATTTAATGATGTCTTGCATTCCTGTTAGCCCAAAACCACCTGTGCCACCAATACTAAATATATAGGCAACAAATGTTCCACCAGATGCGTTTTGATCGTTTGTAGGGCCAACTGTAAAATTAGTAGATGTAGGATCAGATGGAAAATAATTACCATCGCTTTGGACTCCAGCTATATTTGATAATAATAAATACAAACCTGAAGCAGAACTACCACCACCCAAACCTATATGATAAATATTCCAAGCACCACTATTATCAGTTCTTTTAACAATAATACATCCTGGTACAGAGCCTAAATTATGATTTATTGTTTGATAAGAACCATTACCTGTATAAGTAACAATATCAAAAAACTTAGGTTGTTTACGGAATGTCCAAGATGCAAAATTGTCACCACTTGGATAATTTGTATTTACTCCGTCACTATCATTACCTAATGTAAATCCATTGTTGTTAAATGATGTAAGTGCATTGCTACTACTGCCTGCCGCACCAGTTGTATTTGATCTAAGGTAAGATGTAACGCCACGAACAGTATCAAATAAAGCGTGTGATCTTGCCGCGGTTCTATCTTTAAACCAAACCAATCCACCATTGTCAGCTAAATCAATATTATTTGTTATAGTTTTAGTTGCTTGAGTACCTGTATACAAATAAGTGCTAAACACATTTTCTACATAAGTAGGCACAACTGCCTTACCACCACCATAGGCATCTTGCGTTACATTACCTGAAGTTTGCTGAAGTGGCATTGCTAATCCTTATTTGTATTGTGTAAGGCTTGCCAAAACTGTGTATGTGGCACTTCCTGTTTTTATTACAACATATCTATAGACGTCATTTCCACTTGCATTACCAGCACTAGGAGCACCACCAATCCACTTGGGTGTTACTGATGTACCATCAATCGTTACCGCTGAGTTGTAGTAAGCAGTAGAACCTTGAGTTGTAATCAAAGTAAACGTCACAGACTGTCCTGTTGACAATGCTGTATTTAAAGATGTACCTGAACTAAACGCAATGTTCAACGTCCAATTGTTAGCAGCATTTGATGTGTAATATTGAACCGCACCACTTTGGATATAGAAGTTTGTTGTGCTTGATGGGGCGGCAGCAACCACATTAACGGTTTCATCGGAATCTAACAATGTAGCGCCAAATGTAGAGCTAGAACCGTTGAATGTTTGAGTTGCAGTAAATGT